ATTTGGTAAACACCCCCAAATTTTTGTAATTGTTGCGGTGCACAATATAATTCACAGCAAGATCACAATCTGCTTTCTTGATCTTAGCGAAATTGGTAATGTTGTTAATCACAGCGTTAAAACTTTTTTCTGGAACATTTCTAAAACGCTTCATTTCCTCTGGAGTGGTGTAGTCCATGCTCACCCTTACCCATTTAGCATCTTTGAGCACCTCAGCTCTTTCCTTGGCTAGGTTTTGCCCATTAGTGATGATAGATAGATCCATCTTGAGGTCTAATGTCAAGCGCATAAAATCAATAATGTCTGGGTGCATCAAGGGTTCACCACCACCTGACCAGGTGACTGCCTTAGTACCCATGTTAGCTAGGTCATTGAGAATCTCGATCATCTTTTCTTTTGGAATGATGTCATCTTCCTTCATGTCCTCGTGCATCCCGCTAATGATGTGTTCCTCATCCCCGCCATCTTTTACCCGAAACCCTGTGCTGTACACGCAAAAGAAACAACCATGATTGCAAAGGTTAATGGGCTTGATACGCACATATAGAGGTGCTAAAACCTTCCCCGCCACAAAAGAATTTAGCTTTTCTGGAAAATGAAATATCTTGTAATCGCTGTATTTATTGCTTTTCACACTAAATCCTTATATTCAACCAAAATGGTAGAGCGTTTTTTTTGCCAATTATGGTAGGCAAGTTGATAAAAAGCATCCACTTCTTCGCTGTCAGTCATCGTTAAAACAGGAAAAGACACCATGTTAGCCAAACTTTCAGAAAAGTCTTGAATATGGGTTGGTCCTGTATAAAGCGGTTTTTTTGTATTACCTACCACAATGCGAATAATGGCTGCTGGAGTAAATTCACTTTCAGAAATTGCTTTGGCTTTGTCTAAATGGTTCACCATGGCATCTAAGCCATTAAGCACAAAATCCATACGCTCAATAAACACCACAGGCAACAAGTCGCGTAAAGACAAACCAATAGCGCAACCTATCATCAAATTTTCAGCTACAGGCATTTCAATAATTTGCTCATCTGGAACATCTTTTAAAGTTCCTAAAGCGCGACCTTTTTTAAGCCCATAACCAATAAAACGGGTTTTTGGGTTGTTTGATAAAAAAGTGTTTTGCCGAACTAACGCTTCTTTATATTTCATTTTTTATCCTTAAAAATAATTTTTTTCTTAGTGCCATTGCCAGCGTGGGGAAAAGTGGGAATATATTCATTACGCATAACACAACTGGGCATTTCAAAACGAAACTTGGTAGGCAACCTTTCTTCTATGGTGGAATCCACGCTACGGTTGTTGTCCTCAATCACAAACATACAGGGCAAATCATGACCTTCTACAAACATGACTGCCTCGTAAAAGTGCCCCTGTTCCTCAGCCCCGTCCCCTAAAAAGCACCAGACCCAATTATTGCTACCTGACTGCTTTAGGTCATACGCTACTCCAGCAGCAATGGCACAAGTTCCTGCCAAAACGCTTGAAGTATAAAAATTGCGAGCGCGATCAAACACGAACATAGAGTTGCCAGCAAGAATCTTTGCAAGAAGCTCATTTCTGGGTATTCCAGATAAAAGAGCATGATGATGATTGCGGTGAGTGCTAAATATCCAGTCTCCATCTTTAATATCTCCAAATAAGTCAATTAAAAAATCTTCATTACCCCCTGATAAATGAATCAAATACGGCAAATCTCCAGCTTCCCAATGAGAAGCTACTGTTTGTTCAAAATCAATCAATTCTTGTTTAGTTGCATTTTTCATTAAAAAATTAATTCTTTTTCTAAATGGTTAATGTTTTTAAACCAGTTTTTAGGAATGCACACGCATTCTTCAGTTCTGATTTCATGGTTTCTGCGCATCATTTCACTATTAGGACTTCCCTCAATCGTAAAATACAAAAATTGGTCATCAAACTGCACAAACATTAGCGCCATAACATTAAGCTCTTTAGCTGTCTTTTTCATTGTGTCAAACTTTTTCTTGCTAAATCGAAAGTCGTCAAAATGACCAAAGCGGTGAAAGCGCCTGCGGTATTCGCCAAGACCCAATAAATATTTACCTGCCCTAAATTCCCAATCCCAAATGCTAAATTCATTTTGCGGATCAACATCAACTCCATGCAACATGGCTTGCAAGGACAGGCGCATAAATTCTTGATTAAACAAATCTTGTGCAATTTGCCATTTTTCATGGCGATTCATCCCCGTTTCCATCACACAGGAGTCACTTTAACCACCACAATATCGGTTTTAACCTTACTAATAAGGTACATATTTTTACGATGCTCTATAGCTTTTTTTCGATTAGCAATCTCTTTTTGTAAGATGTGCCAAAACAACGATTTAATCGGCATAAATTCCCCCTAGGTTAATGCCAGCTTGCTCAGTAGATGGCTGGCGCATCACACCTAACGGTTCTCTGTGAGAGAACTCTCCCCTGAACTGGGAGGGTATACATCAATCATTACCCGACAACCACCGTTTTTAATCACTTGACCGCGGGTAATTTGTAAACTTTGCACCTGGACATCATCGTCATACACAATTCCAATAAACGAATCTAAGATTGGCTTTAAAACATTATCAATATCTTGCAAACGCTTATTTCTAGGGTGTAAAACAATTTCTACCCAAACTGCCTGATTGCCAAAACTAGGGGTGCGAAACTCAATGCAATACGCTCGGACTGCGTTTTTGAACTCCACACCCCTTTTACTAATAAACCGACGATGCCCACTAGCAGCCCAATAATTATTGACTGATGGCGGGTAAGGTAGGTTTAAAACAATCATCAAAACGGCACTTCATCATCCCTGCGGTTGACTTCCTTGGGATATTGCTGCTCCCCTTCTGGTTTCCAAGTATCTTCTGAAAGGCTCACAAGCTGACCTTTAGGGGTGTTATACATCCAAGCGGAAATTTTGATCTTTTCGCCTGCTTTGTAATCCCTAGAAATCATTAAATGACCCTTAAATTGCGGTGCTTTTTCGTGGGCGCGCTTGTCATTGGTGTAAAGCACACCGCTGCCCATTCTGTCTATATGTCCAGTTGCCATTATCTTCTCCTTAAAGTAGCAATTTTTTCTAACAATTTGGCAGTATGAATGCCATTCCACGACTTCATAAATGCTTCGTTTGCATCACGCAAAGCATTTTGTTTTTCCAACTTTGTTTTATCGTCATACTTAGAAGATTCGTAAATCTTCTTAGATATTTCAAAAAATCCCTCTTGCCAATCTTCGGTGTTTAAATACACCGCGTAAGGCTCATCTGCTCCAGGAATGTACAAAGGGTATTTGTTTAACATTTTCCCTAAATTACCTTTAGGAGTAGAAACCTCGCCATTGTCTAGAACGGGAATGTCCTCCTCTATTGTTTCAATGGAAACGGGGGCAGCTGAGACTTCTTGGACTTTACCAAGGTCTTTGGGCGCGGGTTCAAAGTCTTGGACTTCTTCTGGGCTGTAGAATCCCGTAACGCTTCCTGGGAATACCGATCTAATTCCTTCAGATATGCAACGAGAGCGTAGCATAGCTCTGGGAAACCTTTGCCAACCTGATCCAGGTTTAACAAGTCCAATACGAGTTGCTTGTTCAATTGTCCAACTAACCGCAAGCTCCCCACCATTTGGGTGGCTGAATATTCCTGTGACTTTTTCATCTGTGTATTCCTTCCAATCCACTTTTCCACCTGCATTTTGAAAACGAGCAAGCATCGCGTCAGCTTTAAGTGCTGGACGACCTTGAATAATGTGAAAATCCCGAGCAGCTGTCGCAGGGTGTAAACCTTCTGCTTGGGCTACCGCCATCAGAGCAAGAACGCTATTCTTGTCCTTCATACCAAACAGACCAGATGCTGCAATCGCACCCGCCATTTGGTCCATTTCATTAAAGCTAACAATGTTAGACATGGATCATCTCCGCTAAGGTTAAAACTGTATCAATGACCGCAGATGCAGCCATCACCCAAATTGCTATATCAATGTTGTTCATTTGACTAAGAACCTCCGAGAACCTGGCTGCTCGATTACAAACTTCTCATAAATATCGGGCATAGCCTGTTGAAAAAGGGTGGCTGAAAAGCGTTTAGAGGACTTTGCAGCCTTCCAAGTCGCTAACACCTCACCAGCGTAGGTCACCAGCTCAGAACGCTCTCCTAGAATGTTTCTGATCTGTACTTCTAAAGTTTCCTCAAGGCTCTCAAGATGCTTAATTTGATGCTTAACATCTTTAAGCTGAGAGACAGCCAACTCAATCTGCTGCGTAGCCATAACCGAGCCTTCAGTTACTGTAGGGTAGATGAGCTTAGTTTGCTCAATGGTTTCTGCAGCTGGCACAGTATCGGTCTGGCAATGCGCCCAAAATACTGCCATTTTCTGGATAAGGTCATCTTTTTCACCTTCCGAAATATCAAACTCAAAAGTCTGAAATTCTTGACCACCAAACAAAACGGCAAGATAAATCTTTTGCACACCATGGCAAGCAGCTTCATGCACCAACTGAGCGTAATCCGCAGCAGGAATACGATTGGTATCGCTATCAAACTTGTTTCGGGTGGCAGCATTATAGTTTTTAGCCTCTACAAGAGATAAGCCATCAGCGCTAATAAAGTCAAAATGGCTACGAAACCAATCATGGCGAGGGTGAGTAATACTATAGTCAGCATCTTTTAACTCCATCTGATGTTTGTCTTGAAACAATCTGCCAATGAGGGGTTGCATTACATGACCCATCTGGACAGCCTCTACTCCTGATAAATCAGGTGCTGGCATCTTGCCTTGTTTTTGCAATATGGCATCTACCGCACGACCATTAGCAGCCTTGCGGGAATCACCACTCCACCAGGCACTATTGCGTACTTCGGGCGCGAAATCTCCTCGATCATTAGCCATGCTTATCTCCCAAAAGGTATGTTGGATAAATCGTCTTGATCTTCAAATGAATACAACGGTTTTTGAATCTCAAGAGTAGCTTCTGCATCGTTTAATGCGAAAGCCATGTCAGGCGATAAGCCTTTGCCATATAGCTCGATACGGCATTGTGTTACTAAATTGCGCAGGACCGCACGCAACTGGACCTCATATTGATCTTGCATAAATTCTCCATCGGTTAGGTTAATTGGGTACTACGATTACAAGTATACACAATGTTAAAAGATATGCAAGTCATCTTGTACACAATTTCTATTTTTGCACTCTACAGCTCGTTTGAAATTAAAAAACCCGCGTCAATTTCTATTTTTCGTCTCTACAGTCTGCTCAAAATTTAGGCACTTGACAAATTTAAAAAAAAAATTTAAAATTTAAACTGAATTTATATATAATATAAATAATATATAATAAATATTATATTTATTAAATATAATAGATATTAAATAAATGGTATATCTAACTATTTTATTTATTGATTATGGATAGATATTAAATAATATATATTAAATATCATAGATATATTATTATTTTTATTAAATATCATATATGTATATAAAGGAATAAGTTGTAAGAATTGATTAGAGAGCCATAGAGCGATTTTTTTGGTGTGGTTGATAGTTGGGTATAACCAGACACAAAAAAACCCGCCTAAGCGGGTTTAAGAGCCTTCTGTAGCTATAGCCTACAGTCCTTCAGGTTTACAAGTAGCAGGATAAACACAATCAAGATAATGGCACAAATTATGTCGTCCTTTGTTGGCTTATTCTGCATATTGGTAACCCTTTCCAGAGTAGCTAGACCCTAAGAATGGGAAAGCCTGTCGCGCCGCTATGTTGTCCGTCATTACTTTGACAAACCAGTCCTCGCCAATGTTGCCGTCCAAAACCATGTAAGAGACTTCATTGAAAGCGTCCAGACCGAATTGATTAACGAAGTCCATGCAAGTATTAAGCGAGACGCTTGCGGCTTTGCTATAGCCATTCTCTGCCATGTCTGAAAGCATAATTTCAATGTCGTCGAAATAGTCCCAGTAGTCGCCGCTTTCGTCGTCGTCATTGTCATAGCCATAGCCGTCCATGTAACCAATCGCCGTCTTATTTCCCCAGTACTTCGGATATTTTGCGTACTGGACGCGAGCCGCTGGCTTTTCTTTGACTTGTTTGGCTTGCTTTTTAAGACCCTTAATTGGTGTCTTAGAGACGCTTTTAGACGCGCTCCATGCATAGGTGTTGGAAAGCCATAAGCCGCCCCAGTAAACACCACTAGAGCGATTGACGACGGCGACGCGACCAGAGTTGTCCATTAAGACGAATTTATTAGACGCGCCAATATGCTCGCCAATAATGTCGGCAAACCCTTGCGTAAAAGCATAATCTGGATTGTTGGCAAGCATAGGACGCAAGTAGTCGCGAATGTAGTGCCATGTATCAGATTTTGAAATGTCCTTCTGATTACCAGTAGACAAGATGCCGTTATGCATAAGCCACAAATCAATTCCATGCGCGGCTTTATTGAGTACTTCATAGGGGTGACAATTTTCTAGGTCTGTCGCGCCGTGTGTGCGCATGCGCAAGTGATAAGCGCAGTCGCGGCCTTCAATATTAGAGCGATAA